GTTCTGTTTATCCTACGATTACTTCAGGTCAAGACACTAAAGTTTTGATTGTTTCTACACCAAAAGGTCTGAATCTTTTTTACAAACTTTGGGTTGATGCTGAAGAAAAACGAAACTCATATGTGCCAATTGAAGTTCATTGGTCTGATATACCAGGCAGAGATGAAAAGTGGAAGAAAGAAACAATTCGAAACACATCACCTGAGCAGTTCCGCACAGAATTTGAGTGTGAGTTTATCGGTTCGACCAACACACTTGTCAACGCATCGAAACTCAAGACTCTTGCATTCAAAACACCACTAAAGAAAACAGATGATGGTCTTTCAGTCTATGAAGAGCCACAAAAAGATCACACATATGCAATGTGTGTTGACACATCGAGAGGCACAGGCTCAGACTATCATGCCTTCGTTGTGGTCGACACTACGCAGATGCCTTACAACGTGTGTGCAACATTTCGCAACAACGAGATGTCTCCTATGGTGTATCCAAGTGCTATTAATCGAGTCGCTACAGATTACAACGGCGCATCAGTTCTTGTCGAACTCAATGACATTGGAACTCAAGTAGCAGACATTCTATATGAAGAATATGAATATGAAAACATGATGCTTACGTCACAAAGAGGTAGAGCAGGTCAGGTCATGGATGGTGGTTTCGGTGCTTCTACTACACAAAGAGGGGTTCGAACAACAACCACAGTGAAGAAAGTTGGCTGCTCAATTCTAAAAGGGTTGATTGAAGAGAACAAACTGATAATCAACGACTTTAGTATTATTCAAGAACTCGTTTCTTTCGTATCGAAAAAAAACTCATTTGAAGCAGATGAAGGCCATCACGACGATTTGGTGATGAGTCTCGTACTATTTTCTTGGATGACAACACAAGCATATTTCAAAGAAATTTCTGACATTGATATTCGTAAGACTCTCTATGAAGAGCAAATAAAGAAAATGGAGCAAGAAATGACTCCATTTGGCATTATAGATACTGGGCTAAATAATAATACTTTTCGAGATGATGAAGGCACCACTTGGACAGTGGTGTAAATAACATATTTCATAAATATAATCAGATATCGATCTTGATAAGGAGTTAGGCATATGGCTTTTCGATTAAGTCCCGGTGTATCCATCACTGAAGTAGATCTTACAAGTGTGATTCCAGCAGTCGCTACGACTCCTGCTGGTTTTGCTGGCACATTTAAACAGGGTCCTATTGATGAGATTGTCACCATCACATCCGAAGACGAACTTAAGGCTATTTTTGGTCGTCCAGATAAAACCAATACAGTTCAAAACAGAGCATTTCACTCAGCAGCAAACTTTTTAGGTTATGGCAACAATCTCAAAGTTGTTCGTGTTGCTGATGTTGCTAGAGCAAGAAACGCATTTGCAGGTGTCAATGGTTTGACAAACGCTGCAAGTGCAACGGCATCAAACTTGATTATCAAGAATGACGCAGATTACGAAGGAAGAGCAGAGAGCCATTTTGACCAAGTGTTTACATCTGGTGGTGTAAACGTTGATGCTCACTTCATCTCAAGATATGCAGGTGCAGTCGGAAATGAATTGCAAATTTCTCTTCTCACACCAGGCACATACGCAGGTAGCGGTCTTTCAGGAGAGTTTATTTCTGCCCCCGCACAATCTGATGCAGTGAAAAACTCTGGTGGCGGCACAGGCAACGATGAAATTCACGTTGTTGTGAAAGACAAGAACGGAAACATTTCTGGCAAAGCAGGTACGATTCTTGAGAAGTTTGGCTTCTTGTCAATCGCTTCAAACGCAAAGAATTCTGATGGTTCGTCGATCTACTGGAAAGACGTTCTGAAGAGAGATTCAAAATACATTCTTGGAGGTTCTAACTTCCCAACTGCTGGCTCTGATACTTCAGACACAAACATCACAACAACTTCAACCTATGGCTTGAGTTTTGGTGGTGGCTTTACAAATGCAGATTCTCTTGTTCTAACTGGTGGTGTTGACTCACTAACAGCAGGTGCAGGTGATTACTTTACAGTTAACTCAAGAGGCTACGGACTCTTCGCAGGCGAAGGTGATGATGTCGCAATCGTTATCGCTGGTGAACCTGGCAAAGACGAAGCAGACTGCAAGACAGTTATCGGCAATCTTGTCGATCAAGCAGATGCAGATAAAGACTTCATGGTGTTCTTCTCTCCATATTCAAACGATGTGATCGGTCCTACTGCTGGAACAGCAAAAGACAACGTGATTGCATTCAAGAATTCTGTGAACAAGAACAGTTCTTACGCTTCTATGGATAGTGGCTATAAGAAAATGTTTGATAAGTACAATGATCAGTTTGTCAATGTTCCTTTGAACGCTGACGTTGCTGGTTGTGTTGCAAGAACAGAAGATGTTGCAGACGCATGGTATTCACCCGCTGGTTTCAATAGAGGTCAGATTCGCGGTTCGATCAGTCTTCCATTCAACCCAAGCGAAACTCTTCGTGACGAGTTGTATCGAAACGGCATCAACCCAGTCGTGTCTTTCCCAGGCGAAGGAACAGTTCTCTTCGGCGACAAGACATTGCTCACAAGACCAAGTGCGTTCGACAGAATCAACGTTCGTCGTTTGTTCATTGTTCTTGAAAAAGCAATCTCAACAGCAGCGAAGTTCAGTCTCTTTGAATTCAACGATTCGTTTACCCGTTCGCAGTTTAGAAATCTCGTTGAGCCATTCTTGCGTGATGTGAAGGGCCGCAGAGGCATCACCGACTTTAAAGTTGTGTGTGATGACTCAAACAACCCTGCTTCTGTAGTTGACAGAAACGAGTTTGTTGCTGATATCTTTATCAAACCAAACAGATCAATTAACTTCATCACACTCAGTTTCATCGCTACTGGTTCTGGTGTGGCATTCGAAGAAGTTCAAGACGCATTCGCCTAAGGAGAAAATAAATGACGCTTAGAATTGACGATTTCAAAGGACAGTTGCCAGGCGGTGGTGCAAGACCAAACCTATTCCGTGTCGAGGGTACATTCCCAAGTCCGGTCTCTGGTTTGCTTGCTGAAATCGGCGGTGCTGCTGCTGGCGCTCAAGGTCGAGCAATCGGCGGGGCAGTTGGCAACACACTCGGTGGTGGTGGTCCAAGTAACTCAGTTCGCTTCCTCTGCAAAGGTGCTTCAATCCCAGGCATGACTGTTGAGCCTGTCGAAGTTCCTTTCCGTGGTCGTGTTCTCAAAGTTCCTGGTGATCGAACATTTGAACCATGGGAACTCACAATTATCAATGACACAGACTTTGCTCTTCGTGACGCTTTTGAGAAGTGGAATCACTTGATCAATAGCATGGAAGGAAACATAGGTACAGTTTCACTTCAAGAAATTCAACAAAACTGGCGAGTCACACAACTCGGTAAAAACAATGAAGAGTTGAAAACATACGAGATTGTTGGTTGCTGGCCTTCAACAGTAAGCCCGATTGAATTGAGTTATGAGTCTACAGGTGCTATTGAAGAATTTACAGTAACCTTAGAATATCAATACTTTAAGACAAATACAACTGACTAAAACTCTATAAATAGTTTTGTTGTAATGGAGTAACCAATGGCAGTAAAACTATTCGGATTTACTTTTGGCAAAGATGAAGAAAACACAAAGCCAAAAAGTGTAATCGCCCCTGAAAATGAAGATGGCTCTTTAACCGTAAGTTCTTCTTACGGTTTTGGGTCTTATGGCTATTATCTCGATCTTGATGCGTACTCTCAGAACAAATCTGATGTACAACTTATCAATGAGTATCGAAAGATGTCAATCTATCCTGAGATTGAACAAGCAATTACAGATATTGTGAACGAAGCAATTGTGCATGATGATCGTAAGATGCCTGTTGAGATTGTGGTAGATGACATTGAGTATAGTGATAAAGTCAAAAAAGCGATTGCTGAAGAGTTTGTTAATGTCTGTAAACTGCTTCGTCTAAAAACACGCGCCCACGAAATCTTTCGTCGTTGGTATATTGATGGTCGTTTGTACTTTCACATGCTTATTGATGAAGAGAACGAAAAAGATGGTATTCAAGAAATTCGTTTTATCGATCCTGTCAAGATCAAAAAGGTTCGTGAAATGGATAAGGAAAGAGATCAAGAATCTGGCGTCGAGTTGCAGTCTGTCCGTGAAGAATTTTATCTTTACAACCCAGAAGGATTTCATACCTCTTTCAATCAAGATGAGCAAGGCATCAAAATTTCGAAAGACACAGTTGTTTATTGCCCATCTGGTTTGCCAGATCCTTCAGGCAAGAGAATGCTTTCTTATCTACACAAAGCAATCAAGCCTCTCAATCAATTGAAGATGACAGAAGATGCGATTGTTATCTATCGTATCTCAAGAGCACCAGAAAGAAGAATCTTCTACATTGATGTTGGTAACTTGCCAAAGGCTCGTGCTGAACAGTATCTTGAAGACATTCAGAAGAAGTACAAGAACAAAATTACATACGATGTGAACACTGGTGAAGTTAGAGATCAAAGTCATCATCAGTCGATCATGGAAGACTTTTGGTTGCCAAGACGAGAAGGTGGTCGAGGAACAGAAATCACGACTCTTGATGGTGGGCAAAATCTTGGCGAGTTAGAAGATGTCGAATAC